TTCTGACATTTCAGCTTCATATTGTTGATTTTGAACCTGAAGGCCAGAGAGAGCTTGTGTAGTTTGTTGGAGATTATTTTGAATTGCTTCGATTGTAGCGATTTGCTCTTGATTACGAAGATCTTGGGCCAAGATAACCTTGGCCTGTTCTTCGAGTTTGTTCTTCATGGGTACCACAGAGAACTGATAATATAATATACCTGATAAACCCATAGCAACAATAATTCCAATCAATATTTTTGACATAATTTTATACTAATCTATTTTCTAATTTTGTTAAAGCCTTTTGTAGTTCAAGATATTTAGCTTTGAAGACTTTAAGATCTTTGGCCATTTCGCCTTTACCTTCGCCTTGCTTATCTAACTTTTCTAAATTGCTAACATGTACACTCAACATTTGAAGCTTTTTAGCTAATTGGTCTACATTCTTTTCTTTTGATACGTCGAACTTATCTTCTCTTAAGTCTTTAAACTGTTTCATTTTTTACCCTTTTATTTTCAGCAGCCTTTCTTCTGGCTAATATTCTTTCTACAAATTTACGACCTTCTTTAGTTCTACCATCGTAAATTCTTTTCTTTTTGTCTTTTTTCTTAACCCCAGGTTCGCCCTTTGCTCCAATGCCAATACCATCAATTCCACCGCCACCGGCTGAATTAGCTGCTGCATCTTCCCACATATCTTTAAAACTTTTCATCTCTTTAAATCCTGGCTTGTAACTAATAATTTTTGTTTTGTCTCTACGTGTTCAACTTGATAAACGTTTAAACCAAATATAGTACCGCTTGAATCAACAAAATCTAATACCTTTACTTTATTATTTATACGTCCAACGATTTCACCTGTCATCGGTGAAGCAATTTCTTCAACCAATGTATATGTCCCTGGTGCCAATTTTCCATCTTTTTCAAACCAAGCTGCACTTTCAGATAAATCAATTGTTTCTTCTAAATCATCAAATACATCATTTAAAATTTTACGTATTTGTTCATCAGACATTCCAGTTTCTTCTTTAATAAGAAATAATGCTGATGCATATGAAGCTAACTTTGATTTACCAAATGGTAATTTATTAAGTAGTCTTTTTAAATTAAAAACTAATCTATGGAAAACAGTATATGCTGATTTTTCTTCAGGAGTATTTCTTTGAGAACCTTTCTTAAGTACCTTACCATTCTCATCAATAATCCCAAGCTCAAATGCTACTGTTTTTTCCCAAGGCGTCACTAAAAGCTTTAGGAACCTAAAGGCATAAAATAAATCACCTGTTCTTGAAATGATTCCCATTATAGTTTTCTTAACCTATCTATTACTATTTTATCCAATGGTACTTCGATTTTATAATCTTCTGGTAAGTAATGTAAAAAAACTAAAAAAGTTTTAATTACTGGCCAGTGAGCTTCTTCAACCTTATACCACATCATTCGATTTGCCGCTTTAATTCCAAACACATTATATAATACTATAAGATGGTTTAGAATTAGTCTTTCCTGCAAATCACCTGTTTGCTCATAGCGTTTAAGTAATCTTTTTAGATACTTAAATCTACTTAAATCTTCTTTGAACTCTTCAACACTTGTGCATTCTGGATTATTATAATGCTGTGATGCGAAGAGCTCAAAGTTTTTATGCGTTAGTTTATCAAATACTTTCATCATATATTATCTATACTAGATAATTTTAGTCAGTTTCGTTTTCGCCTGCGTCGTATTTAGAATCAACGTAATCAAAAAATTCTTTTTTCTTATCACCTTTTAATTCGCCTGGGCCTTTAACACCAAACTTTTTCAAAGCTGCTTGGAATACTTTTTGATATGCTGCTTTCTTATCAATAGCTTCGTTCATTTTAATTGCTTCAGCCTGAGCTGCTTCAACTTCAAAAGATTCATTAGCTAATTGTAGAGCCTTTTTTACATCAGGATGATCGGACAATCCTTTCTTGATTTTATCAATCTTTTTAGAAACGGGTGTCATTTGACCACCAGACTTTTTAGCCATGGCTACTGCTTTTTTAATTTGAGCGGCTGAAAAAGCTTCTTCAACTTCATCTTCTTTTTCTTCCTCATCTTCTTCTTTAACTACAGTACCATCTTCTTTTTCGCCTGACTTTTTAACCTTATGCTTGGCTTTAAAATCTTTTTCGCCTTTAGCTCTTGGTTCTTCTACTTCGTCAACCTTTTCTGGTTTATCATGTGTATAACCCTTTTTAGAAAGCTCGTCATGATCTTTTTCATTTTTAGCTTCTACACCTTTACCGGTTTTTGGATCGTACATCATATGAGGATATTTTACTGCTTCCTCTTTCTCTTTCTTTTTGTACTTACCCTCTACTACAGCGCTCACTGTTTCAGCAACGCTTTGGGTAATCTTATCTGTCGATTTCATTTTCATAATTTTTCTCCTATTGTATGAAAAGCATTCCTGTAATAGCTGTGGCTGCTGCCGCGGTTACTATCCAGAATAGTCGGTTAATAATTTCTACAGTTGATGCGTTTTTACGCACCAATTCTTCAAGCTTATCAACTCTATTTATAAGAGTTAATATCTGTTCTCCTTGTTGTTTTCCAAATTCTGTAAGGGTAATTATCTTCTCCTCGGCACGAGCCAAAGCAATAATTGCCTCCGACATTTGGTCGATTTTTTGCTCGATTCTATCGAGTCTGGCTGATTGCTCAGCTCTCTGTTCTTGCGCTGTTGGCATATAAATAAACCCTACATTTGAGGGGAGTAACCCCTTTTATTAATCTATGATATTCTCCCTTTCGAATATCGAATACCATTCCTTTTTTTAAAAGCCACGGTAAGCATTTTTCCACTTGGAACTGCCAACCCTCGCCTTCTAAAACCTCTATTTCTCTGTCTTCCATATCGCGATGCCAGACAAATTCAGCATCTTCTTCAGAAGGATCAAATACTCTTATATGACCTTCTTCTTCCCAATATGGCTTACCAAAAGTAATTTCCACCACCTTTTAACCCCAGATCTTTTGCGTAACGTGGCAATCTACATGCCCAATACCCAGGCGATAATTTATCGTTCTTGGTATCACAGCTATGGCGTGACGCAAAGTTCCTAGCTGCTTCTCTATCATTTATCTTAGATGATAGTCCACCCTTTTCATCTCCAAATTCTATTTTCTTTACGTTACCAGTTTGTGGATTTTTAACGTAAACTACATATTTCTTTTTACCACTTGATCTTTTTGGTTTATTTAACTCGGGCTGTTTTTCCTCGTCAATTTCAATCATAGGCTGTTCCAAAGGAACGTGTTGCCCTTCATATAAACCAAATCTTTCTTCAATGTGTTCTAAAAAAGTATGCATTATTTCTTTTGTCCTTTAATCCATTTGACGGCGATAGCATTTTCTGGGGGTTTTGCTGCCCACGTCTTAATGTCTTTATATGCTTCCAATGATTGTTTTTCAATATCTGATCCTTCTGAATTATCTACAATAGTAATTCTATTTCTAAACAATGCTTGGAATTTACCAATATTCTTTTGTACGTCCTTCCACATTTTAGTTACCGCATCCTTTGGTAATGATCTTGGACGTTTATCGTTTCTATCCAATGCTGTTTCTAAATCTGTATTCACAAAAATCATATGAACAGCATACCCAATTTGTCTAAGTAAATCTACTTGCTTTTTAATCTTAGCATAGTCTTTACCTGTACCATCAATAACCAAACCCATTCTTCCCTCAATAGCTCTAGTCATTACTTTACCAGTTATAGCTTTGGCTGTTGCTCTTACTGCTTGACCTTGAGCTGAAAAAATATCATCAGGGTCCATTGTCAATCCGGCTTTTTTTAATCCCTTTTCAAATGCATCATCTGAATTAATTAATCTAAAGCCTAAAGCCTTTAATGCAGTTTTACCAACAACAAACGATTTACCACTTCCCGGACCACCAGCAAGGAAAACCGCTTTAAAAATAGAAGGATCGTTAACACCTTCCATTAAACTACTATGTTCTTTAAAGTTATTCATAGTTATATTTATTAACCACCAAACTCGTGGCCAGCAACTCTTTTCATTTGCTTTTTGAACTCAGCAAAATCTGGCTTGCTTTTATACAACTTAATTGTTACCTCAGGTCTTTCCTTACCTTTAATTCTCCAGTTATAACCTTTCTCTTTATGTTCTGGTTTAGTAGTTTTTACAACTCTTCTTTTAAAGCCAGCTTCCCAAGATTCGCTACCACCTGGACCTTCCTGTACATTTTCTTTTTTTAGCATATTTGGATTAGTAGCCAAATGCTTTGGTAACTTACCAGCATCAATCATCTGATGTAAAACTCTTTGGAGCTGTTTAATATCTACGCCCGTAATACCAGCAGCTTTAGATAAACCCATTGAGCCTTGTTTTGGATGCTTTTTTCTCCAATCTAAATAAACTCTAATAGCTTTAGCATACTTTTTAGAATTTAATTTTCTATCTAAAGTTTTACCAAGCCATTTTTGAAAATCAATTTCTTGTAAATTGTCTTCGTTAAATTCTTTAAATGATTTCATTTAGTAGCCTTTTTTACTTTTTCTTCAGCATCATTAACTTTAGCTATTTTTTTCTTAATCATAGCTCTAATTCTATCGATTGTATTAGGTGGTATTCTACCTGATTCTTTTTTCTTTTTTAATTCTTCTTTTTCTTTTCTAATTTGATCACGAGCTGCTTGTAATTTTTCTAAAGCTTCTCTTTTCTTTTTCATTTTTACAACTTTTTGTGCAGCAGCTTTAGCTTTGCCATCCGTGGTACCATACCTTTTATATGCAGCCTTTGCACCTTTAAATGCCAGTTTACCAGCACCTTTAACAAGTTTACCAATGATTTCATCTAATTGCTCTTCAGATAAACTTCTTGCATACGCATCTATTTCAGCATCTGTCATTTCTGTTAAATCTAGAACTTTATGTTCTTTAAATGATTTCATTAACTTCCTCTTACCTTAGCGGCTAGGTCTTTATCAGCCCCGCCCCATGTACCTTTTGATTTAGTAACAAAAGAATTAACTCTTGCTAATCCCCATTGAATTGAATTTGTCCCTGGTCTATGGCCTGTTCTCCAAGCTGCTACACCACGATTAAATACTTGTCTTAAGATACCTAAAGGCATACCGGTCTTATCGGCTTTTTTCTTTAATGCTGCATCTGCTTTACCTTCGTCCATCATAAACTCAGCCAAAGATAATGTTTCTTCTCCAAACATTTTTTGGTATTTCTTAGTATGCTTTGATGGTTTTGTTTTTGCGGATGCATCGCCTGGAGCCTTTTTATATGCTGCTGGATTATCATCATCCATTTTAGCACCTTTCTCAAAGTGTCTGGCTCTTGCTTGCTTAGTCCCCTTTGACATTTCTTTACCTTTGGCATCTTTACCATAGTAATCTTTTGGCTGTGTCCCAGGGCGATCTTTAATATCTTGATCTTGTTTTTGTTTTTTCTTTCTTTCGTCTTTTTCTAATAGTTCAACTTGGTCTAACCAAACTCTTTTTTTCCATTCTCCAAATTCAACTACTAGAAAGTTAGTACCGCATCTTTGAATTGTACCAATACTACCATTTTCTTTTAATACAACTTCATCACCAACATTATATAATTCACCTTGTACAAACTTTTCTCTTGTTTCAGATACAGGTTTTAGTTCTAAATGTTTGCGATGATCATGAGATTCTTTTAATCCCATTCCTTTTCTAATTGCATTAAATAATGATTTAGCATCTTTATATCCCTTAGGCATTCCCTTTGAGAAGTTTTCTAAATCATTATCTGTAGCATAAGCTCTTAACTTAGAAGCTGACATACCTGATACATCGTCTGCATCAGGATCTCTTTCGCCGGCTGAAATAACTTTAATACCCTTTTCAAAGTTATAAAAACCATGCCTTGATTTTACACCATTATATTTGTTTAATAGTGCTTCAAATTCTTTTACTCTATCTGAACCAGCAATCATAGTTGCCGATGTATATCCTTGGTCATATAATTTAACTACAATATCCAATGCAGTTCTAACATCAGCATCAGCCATAATACTACGGGCATGCTTAGGGAACATTTTTCTAAGGAACTTTATTTTGTCTTTAAATGATAGAGGATTCTTTTTTGGATCTTGTGACTTAGATGCATAGATACGATAGGTGCCACTACCTGCCGTAGATTTTAGCTTGTCAAATAATTTCTCATGGCCATTTGTTGGTGGATTAAATCTACCAAACACGAAATATACGTCACCTTTTGCTTCTGATAAATAATCGCTAAAACTTTTAATCATTATTTAGAACCACCTTTATTTCTTTTTAATTTTTCTCTATCGGCTTTTTTCACTTGAGGCTTTAACTTTTTAGCAATCCTTGCGATTGCACCTTTTTTCTTATCAAGTTTTTTCTCTAACCCTTGACGAGCTGAGAAAGATAAATCTGCTTTCTTTTTATTTTTAAGAAGTTTTTTGATAATGAGTTCACGCGCTTTCTTAACTGAGCGTGCTTTAATTTTTTCATCAGATGCTAGTCTTTTTGCGGCTTTCTTTTTGCCTAATGCTATTTTGGCTTTATTTTTTCGGAATGTAGCTTTTGCTTTCATTCTCTGCTGCATCGTCATTGCTTCCGATGTATCTGGAGAATCGGCAGATAGTTCTGCCTCATGTTCTTTGAAACTTTTCATCGTTATCCTCGGTTCCCATTAGCCTGGACTGTCCCAGCCTTTGATAATATCTTTGCTAAAGTTATTAGTAGAAAATTCCATTCTATTAACAAGTTTAACCGCTCCACCTTCCATACGATCTATAGCAACAAAGCCTTCAGGACTGGTTACTTTAAATCCGGATTTTGTTTTAACAAACGTACCAATTTTGCTAAGTTTGTTTAGTTTATTTATAATAATTAATTTGCTATCTACAACTAAATTTTGCAAATCGAATATTAATTTTAAGTTTTTTAGGTTAGATTTGTCAAAAAACTTTAATATCTCATCTCTTTTTGCAATTTGTTTATCCTTACCAGCTTGACTACTTCTTTTGTCAATTTCTTTTTGGTATCTGGATTGGACATACATAACTAATCCAGTTGCATGCTTTTTAGTATCTGTTACCTTTTGACCTGCTCTTACTTTAGTATTATTATATACATTAATCATAAGATTAAGTTCTTTATTCCCTTCAATTGTTTTAAGAGTTGAAGAAGAAATTGTTCTAAATATTTTACCAGCTTCTGATAATTTTTTATTTAGCTCAGCGGTTTCTTTAGCTGTTAATGTCGCGGTACCTGATAAATCATCAAGGGTTGCATCTTGCATCCACACCTTTGATGTTTGTTTTAATTTTGAACTAATTTCTTTACCAAAAGCTGCAGTCATAGTTTCAAAACTAGAACCACTATAAACTGTATGCCAGACAATACCCATGTTAGCTTTTTGAATACTTTTAGCTAATTCACTACCAACTGGTGCAGCATAAACAACAGCATTTGGATGGAAGGTAATAAACTTTTGACCATCAATTGTATCAGTTTTAATATCTGACTTATCAAACATAAAGTCGCCTTGGATAACACCTTTAATTCCAAGACCTTTTAAGTTATCAAATGCTATTTTTAATTTTTTAATTAATTCTTTTTTACCTGCATTATCGGCTTCAATATCTTCATGGCTTTTATATACCTTTGGATCTTTATTGAATACACCTTTTTTAGCAATGAAGAATTTACCATCTCTGGGATCTTCACCTGCGAATATAGCGGGGGCCCCGTCCCACTTGACTGTAACATCGACTGCAGATTTTGAGTTACCTTGTAACATATCTCGCAATGATCTAAGTGCGAGGATAGCCTGGCGGGCCCCCTTAACGCCACCGTCAAGAATCAAATCCTCTAAATGAGTCATATGAGTATTCTTGCCAGCCTGTTCCGCCAATTGATTTTTAAATGATTTCATTATTCGTATACCTTAATGTACGCGCTTGAATCTTCTGATTTAGATCCAGCATAATTAACAATTTTTGTAATAAACCTATTTGCTTTTGGTCCAGTGTTGATTGACACATAATAACAAATATACAAAGAACCTAATTTAGCTGAAATCCAATTAAAGTCTTTCAATGCTAATTCCTTTTCAAATTCTTCTCTACTAACATCTCTATAGAAATGATTAAAAAGAGTCCACATAACATTGACTGCTTTCTTATCACCTCTTTTAATTTTCTTAGCAATTTTAAAAACGCCAGCTTTGTGATCTGGTATTTTCTTTCTAAATACTTGTCTAGCTGCATCTTGCATTACACCCCATGATGCGCCTCCACCACGAGCAGACTTACCTTTAATTTCAGCTTTAACTGCAGCACCAGGGCTATTATCTTTTAGATTTAATGCGCCTTGGCCCTTATCAAATTGAATGGTGGAACCTTTACTTGACCAAAATGTTCCACGTTGCTCGCCTTGTAATAATACTTTAAATACTTTATGATCGTCAGTATCGGGCGGTCTTTTTACATTATATTCTTTTCCTTTAGCGTCAGCTTTCTTTGATTTGATCTGCTTAAGGGAAATACCTACCAATCTTCTGGTAGCAAATAGTTCTAATATTTTTTCATTTAAGGATTTAACAGAATCAGAGGGCAACTCTTTTAATTTAAATCCTTTTTCTACAGCCCATATATCACCAGGGTTCCACTTATCATCTTTTAAATTAGGGAACCCAGAGTTTTTAAATGCTGCTGATTTAAGCGCGTAAATACCATTCATCACTTTATCATTTCTATGGAATGTGTGATTCTTATTTACGTATTTATTTTTAACAAGATATAATGCTGATTTATATGAAGACATAAACCATGTATCGTCAACGCTTAAAATTTCTTTTATTGAAGCATCAACAAATACTTTTTTATATGCTTTTGTTAAAATTTCTGGAGTGTAATAGTCTGCATCATGTGTACCATAATCAAGCATTGCTTGCAATAAAACACACTGATGAGATTCTGTGATTTTAGTATTTTCAGTGCCACCACCGGCTCCACCGGTACCACCACCAAAAACTTTTGATTTAGCTAACTTAGATGTAGTAATTGCTTGTCCATCAACAGTTAACATTGGAATTGGAGATTTTTTATCTGAATCATCATCACGCCATTTTTCTATTTGACTGATTAATTCAGGAGTATTTTCAATAGTAACTGTACCACCCTTGGCCAATTCTATTGGTTTACCACCTTTGATTAATCTTATAAGAATGTCGGCACGGGATTCTCCGGTACTTGAATTGGGTTTATCAAGTTGAGCCGGAGAAAGAGCCACCGCTTCGTTTATTTGATGAGATAAAAAACTGTTCATATTAGTATTATAACACTCCGTTATTTAAATGTACAATACTATTTATACTATTTTTTAACTCTGTTTTTTGGCCTATATGAACTATTTGGCATAACATTATCTTCTTCATCGTAATAAATTATACCAATGTGTTCTAACATTTCGAGCATTTTGGCCGATCCTTCAAAATGGCCAATTTTGTATGATGTATATCCTACACCAATAATAGATGCAAATAGTATTAAATAAAACTCTGTCATAGAGATCTTTCTATTCTAGTTTCATAACCTTTTTTACGCATACCCAATTCAAACTTCATTGCTTCTTGTAACTCTGCAAACAAATATTCGGCTACGCACTTTTTATCTTTTGGACTAATTGCAAATACTTTAAAACTAGATTTCATACTATTCCTCTTGTAACCATTCAAAGTGTCCATGCAATGGATTAAATTGAGCACATTCGGTGGCTGCCGCATCTAGTCTCCAAGAATTTTGAACGGAAGATGCCGCGATAACCACTCCAATAAAAAATGATACTAAGCTTGCTACTAGTGCTGCTACGATTTGATTAGACATTTTGTAACCCCATATATTTTTCAACTGGTTTTAATTCTATAAACTTTCTACGAGTTTTTGAAAATTGTTTCATAGGACTTTTAAATTGGATATATTCTTTTGTACTTGTTTTTCTATATCCAACTAAATGTCCTTGTTCATTTAAGATATAAGTGTGGTTTGGTGTATTATCATCCCACTTAGTTATTTCTTTAAACGCTCTTAAAGCCATTATCTTTTCCTATGAATATAAACATCAAGTCTTTCGGCATGTCTCATTGGTAGAGTAGAATCATATGCTCTTGGATGTCTACCATCTGCAATTGCCGCTGCAGTTCTTGGACCTCTTGGCATTAATGTAACTCTATACTTTGGAGTTTCTACCCAATAATCATCATAACCATGATCAACCCTGTATTCATTCATACGATCAGTTTCTTTAGCCATTTTATTAATAGCTTTAACTGTGGCCCTGATTGTTTCCACTTCTAACATATCACCTGCACTAGCGCAATGTGCTGTCATTATATAACTGTCAGTTCTCATATTATACCCCGTGAGTCATGTGTTCATAAGATTCGTTACATGCATCTAACTCTTTTCCACATGAACAAAGTTTGTCTTCTTCGATACTTGGTGCACCAACAATAGATCTTACTTGATCTTCGCTTAAGGTTTCATTTACCAATTCAGCGATTACTTGTTCTAGATTTTTCACAATGCAGCCTCCTCGAACATTTGCCAAGCTAATTTTTCTTTTAAAACATCAAAATCAGCATTAGCTAGCATTTCATCATATGATTCCCATGCAGCTCCTGGCTTTATATCCAAAGCGTTAACTATTTCCATTTGACTCATGTCTTCAATGTTTTCAACAATTGCTTCCATGACGATTTCGTTATTCATATTACTCATAATTTAGTTCCTTATCATTTAATATAGGTATATTATAACACAGTTTACAGCCTTTGTAAACGGTTTTTTTAAAAAAAAGTATATTTTTTTTGTATATATTAAATGACATCATCCAAAGGAAATATTTGGTATATAGCTTCAGCACAAGCTTTAGCAATATCCATGTGTTCCTTTTGAGTACCATTAGCAGCTCTTAATTGGATATAATGAATCCACGAACGTAACGTTCCATTGACGTACATTCTAGACATTGTAAGTCCTTCAGGTAGAATTGCTCTAGCCTGTTCTTTAGCAATACCAGCATTGATAGCCCATTCATAGGCATGCTTACATCGCTCAATAATAACCTCTTGATATGACTCCCATATATGATTAATTGAATCTTCTAATGGAAGTGGAGTAGAATTTTGTCTATTTTTAGGATCTTGTAACCTAGCTTCTCTAGTTGTAAAAGACAAATCTTTGGTAGGATCGGCATATCGCTGGCTAAACTCTTGGAATGAAAATGATCTATGTCTAAGAATTTGGCGAGCAATATCCCTTGTGGTTTCGATTTCCATGCAAACACTGGCCATCTCTAATGGAGACCAGTGCTGATGTTTAATCAAATATTTAATTAGTTTTTCCGCAGTTTCCTCATTATTTTGATTATTTGGATTTGATACGCGGGCACAGTATGCTACCATTTGTAGCAAATCGTCTTTTAATTCAACGCCAATAGCTGGCTTGGAGTGCGAAATAACACGAACATTAAACATTTTTAATATTAATCCTCTTCTTTAATTAATGTATAGACACCATATACTAAACCAACCCAAGCTAATAATTTAGCTAAGCCGCCGAATAGAATAACGGATCCACATGCTAAGATTAGAGCAACCCCATCAAGAGTTGTTCTTTCTACTAGTCTAGCTTTTACCCAATCTAACATACTTTTCTCCTATATTTTAAAATCTGCAAACGTGTCTTTTTTCTCATTATCCCCCCACGTTGCAATTGGTTTATCGGGGATGCTCATATCTGATACAATATCTGATTGAGCTGATTCTTCAACATCGTATAACTTCATTCTTGCTCGATCAATACCAATTACAAATCTTTTATATTTGGTTGGATCGTTATAACGATTCTTTAATTGTTTTACCATTACTTGATTTAATTCATCTAGTTCTTCAGTTGCGATTAATGCAAACATTAAATCAGCTGTTGCTGGCAAACCAAATGATTCCGAAGTATCTTCCAAGCCTACATCGGTATTACTAAAACCAGATCTTGTTGTTTGAGTTGCTGACATAATTGGTACATTAAATTCAATAGCCAAACCTCTTAATTCTTCAGCAATTGCTTTAATGTATGAGTAACTATTTATACTACCACCCATTGCTTTCATTCTTGAAGAAGAACAAATGTTTAGATAATCAATGTATATCATATCTGGTTTGAAGTTCTTTTTCAATTTCAATTCATTCAACAAAGCCCTAAAGTGACCTGAATGAGCAGCACCTGTAGGATATTCCTTAATGATTAGTTTACCAATAGAAGCTTGCGCAATCTTACCAATCTTTTCAGAGAATACAGTTTTTGGAAGTGATTCCAATTGTTGAATGGGTAGGTCCATAAGGTTAGCATCAATACGTTCAGCAATTCTTTCTTCAGCCATTTCCATAGTGATATATAAAACGTTTTTACCTTGTTGTAAAACAGATGCTGCGTTGTGACACATAAACAATGATTTACCAACACCTGTACCAGCCAAACAAATATTCAATGTTTTATTTGGAATACCACCTTTTGTGATTTTATTGAAGTAATCCAAATCCCAAGGTATTCTGGTTTCTTCTTTATTATAAAATTCAAAACGATCATCCGAATCATCAATGTAATCATGACCAATTGCTTGATCAAATGATACACCAAGAGCTTGGGAAAGAATTTCAGGTATTGCACCTTCAGTTTTTTCTTTATCCTTCCCATCAATAATTTGAATAGAATCCATAATGGCATTATAGACCGCACGATCACGGCACCATTTTTCGGATTCACCAATCAAATAATCAGTATCAACATCAGTCTTAGTAGATATTTCATTAATAAGTCTAGATGCTTGATTCAATACATCTTCTGGTGCTGATACTTTTTGTAATTCCAAATCCAAAACTCTACCAGTTGGCAGCTTATTATTTTTAGCAACAAAGTCTACAATTAGATCAAATACTAATTTGTCTGTGCCTTCAAAATATTCTTTTTGAATATACGGAATTACTCTACGGCAATAATCTTCGTTATTGAGTAGGTGACTCAGTATGTGTGTCGTCAGTTGATTTTCCAATTTGTCCCTCTACAGTATTTTCTAAAATTGATGATAATACATCTCCTAGGTAATCATTAAAAGTTTTATTTTCTCTTAAATCATCATGATCCCAATCTCCTGGGTCACTAATGTTGTAAGTAAAAGACAATGTAGCTAAATCCATTTCAACATTTTCTTTAATCGATACTGTTCCATAAATAACTCTTACTCCAGGGAATGGAGATGGATCATGAAACTGTAAAGCATAAAAGCTTGAGTTTGGAGATTCTACAATTTTATAATGATCATCCATTATTATACACCACTTTCATCCATTTGTACATCAATTTCTACATCAAATAATGGCTTGTGACCAATTTGATAGTGACCAATTAAGAACTCTTTAAAATTAGTTTCTTCAAAAATAGGATTCCAAAACTCTGCAGTTAGAGTATCTTTTTCTCTTACCTTAGGTTGAATCAATTCTCTTGTTTCTTGATCAACTCTACAATACCAACCATTGCTTGGTTTTTGTACATAACCACCAGCCAATGCAACATCAAGTAGACCTGAGTATTGTGCAATACCGCCTTCCCATGTTACACCAATTGGAATTTTAGATTTTTCTTTTACAAACCTTGATTTTTCAACATTAATTACAAAGTTGTAACCTTTAACTTCGGTACCTTGTTTTTGTTGTTGACGACCAAGAATCCAGATATTATCAGCTGAGTAATAAATACCTGTACCACCTGAAACTACAGCTTTAGGGAATAGACCCATTTCTTGATATGTATGGTTAATAGCCAACAATGGAATATTTTTCATAGCCAAATAAGGTGTGACCATTCTAAATAGACCTTTAAGTGCTTTTGCCCTAGACATATCAGCAACTGATTTTTCATTCAATGCATCTTCCAATTCTTTCTTAGATGCTAGGTTACCAATTGAATCAATAACAACTACAACTTTATCACCACGTTCAATATTATCTAATTGACCAACCAAATCAAATTTAAGTTGTTCAACATCAGTAATTGGTGTATGTAATACTCTTGAAGTATCAATACCAAATGAAGTAAAGTATGATTGTGGTGAACCAAATTCAGAATCATAAAATAACATTACTGCATCATCATGTTGTTTCATATAAGCACTTGCCATTAGCAATGCAAATGAAGTTTTAAAGTGTTTTGATGGACCAGCCAATACTGTCAAACCAGAAGTTAATCCACCATCTGGATCTCCTGATAAAGCAACATTAATCATTGGTACATCTGTTGGAGTCATATCCTTATCACTAAAAAATACTGAATCAGATAAAACATCTGATGTCTTGATTTTAGAGTTTTTCTTGAGTTTATCCATTACGCCCATTTTTTCTTTCTCCTTCCGAATTGTGTTTGCTCCACAGAATTTAATTGTCGTTTATGACGCGCAATTGCTTCGGCTTTCTTTCTTTTACGTTTTGCTGTAGGCTTTTCATAGTATTCTCTTTTACGACATTCTTGGAGAATACCTGCAGCTTCTACAGCCTTCTTAAATTTTCTAAGAGCTACTTCGAAAGGCATGTCTTGTGGACTTTTACCTTTACGACCTTTTTTAAACTTCCCCGCTCTTTGGGGTTGTGCTTTCAAATTTATACTTGGCATATTTCCTCTTCTATTGGTTAGTATAATGTATATTATAACATAAATTCAGTCAATTGTAAACTATTTTTTACAAAAGATTCAGTTTTATTTTTGTTGTCTTGAATTACAAAACTTGAATCAACTGATTCTAATCTTCCTTCTAAAAATAGCTTGATAGATTCTGCCATATCGGCAGCTGTTGTAACTGGAACGTTTTGACATATATGATTTAGATTTGATAAACCACCTTGGAGAATAAAATCGTCTGGTAGTTTCATAATAGTTAAACATTCGCGAATGGTAAGATATCTATCTTCAACAGGATGTGTTAACATAGTTGGCATATGACCTACAAAAGCACCAATATAATCTTTAGGAATTTCTGTAGTTTTACGCATGATGTTACCACCAGCTTTCAACTTAGCGTACATTCGCTTACACTTAAGTACTTCCTTTTCATACCCTTTGGCTTGCATCCATTCGCCAACTTTGTTATATGCTGTAGTTCTACCAAGCTTTTCTTCAATGTAACTCAATACATTTTCAGACTTTGGTAATTGCGCAGCAAATTCTTTGTGTGTCATTCCTGGATGTATTTCTTCCAGAATGTATTTATAATATGGATTGTCAGTTGGTTTCTTTTTATTGGTTAATATATTCATTGGATCATCTTCTCTTCTTTCAACTGAAAGAATTAAATCTTCAATTGTTTGATGATCTCTATATGTATATTTAATAAGTGGTGTTCTATCACTTTTCCAAAAGAAATAAAATGATCTATCACGTACTTGAGATAAACCATGAAGTTTAGATTTTGTTTTAAATAATGAAAATGTATAACCATTTTGAGATGCAATTCTACGTAGCTTTTCAACAATAGGTTCACCCATCTTACTTGCTAATCTTGGAGCATTTTCTCCCCAGAATACTTTTGGTTGAACTGTACCCAAAACATATTTAGCGCTTTCAACCATCCAATCATTGGCTGAATTATCTGATGCTGCCGAAGGAGACAAGGAAGAAAGACCAGCACATGGACATACCGCATTTACGACATCTACATGTTTCATCTTCTCAGTCACATTTGATAAATTATAATACGGAACTTCATTATTATAATGTTCCAGTAAATGTTTATCATTATTGAAAAAACCATCATAAGACATAATATACTCTGGTCTTTTTCCAAACACCTGCTCCATAGCAAGTGTTTCCCCTCCGATCAACGGAACTATTGAAGCATAATTCATGATTTTTTAACCCTATCTCTTAGATCGCTTGATGAAAAAGAATGACGTCTTTTGTTATAATGAACTGGACATAATCCTTTTCCTGTATGTTCTACATCTTTATATTCTTCACCAACAATTCTAATATCAGGATTAATTGTTAAAATCATATCAACTAATTCTTGTTCAGTGGTAAATGGTATTACCTCATCAACATAACGACATGCTGAAAGTTGAACATATCTTTCAAATGGTGATTGTACGGGCGCGTTTTTAGATTCAGGTCTATCAACCGTTGGATCAATTAATAATCCAACAACCAAGTAATCACACATTGATTTTGCTTCTTGTAGCATTACAATATGACCAGCATGAAACAAATCAAAGGTTGAACATGTAAATCCAACCTTGGCTCCATCTGGTAAACTATTTTTATTCAAAAACATTTTTTACACACTCCAAAATAAAGTTTTTGTTTGGATGATATTTGTAGACTCTTATCATTTCTGCACATGTTAAAACACATAAGTTATCATAGCTTATATTATTATATACGGACATAGTTTCTAAAGTCAATTGAACTATATCACTATCATATTTGTTAATAATAAGAGAAGCACAAAGTTTAGCAGCATCCAATTCTGTACATCCAAACATATTTGGAATTGGATCAATTAAATATAATTCTTTATTGCTAAACAACATGTTTTTAATACCAAAATCTCCATGAGAGAATGATGGTTCAAAATGCATTGTATGAAGTGCTTCAACAACATTATCAAATGTTGGTCTATTAGCTAGTTGAGCATGGTCTTCAATTCTACTTACGTATGAATCAAAATCATATTCATGCTCAACTGGTAATTTTTTCATTTCCTTTAAAGTTTCTTGGATTAAACCTAAAGCTAAATAAAGATTCCATTCAAAGAAATCTTCAGAATGCTCAATGTATTCCATTGTAATAGTATCACCAACCACTCTTTCAATTGATGGTACATTTAATACCGTATTTTGCCAAACGGTTTCAAACCACTTAGCAACTTCATGAGCATTTGAATCTGTTTTATGGACTAATGTTCCATCAGTATAAATGTCAGATCCGGACAATCCACCTTCAAGATTTCTAATATTTTTTGTTATAAAATCTTCTGGTGAAATACCTTTGTCATCAATGTAATACGCACCAAGTGGTTTATCAAACGATAGCATATTATATTTTACACCGTGCTTTTCTAACCACTTTTCCATTCCATATTGATACTTACGTGCAGCTTCATTTCTGGTTTTACAAGAAATACTTCCACGTGCTGTAAAAATATCAATTCTCCAACCTTCATCATATAAGCTATTAAGCTTTTCAATAAGTGGTTTATTTGGCTTTGCATTACCCCATTGGCGATTTGTAGTAAATGCCAAGGTGTCATCGAAATCGACAATTATTCTTTTATGGTACATTAAAAAAATTCCTCCAATGTATTAGTTATAGGCTTTTCTTTTACAATAACTTGTTTGCCTTCTTCCATAATCATTGGTGTTTGTTTAAGTGTTCCATTTGCTGACGACATTACAAGTTCTCCATTAGCACGTCTTTCTTTTGCCGATGGAAAGTATTCAGAGATTACATCAATAGGTACAACTTTATTTTCTCTTTTACCCATTTTGATTACATCATCTAAAAACTTTTGACCAATAGATTCAATATCATTAAATCTAAATATTAAATCTCTACAAGCTTTTGTTCTTTTAGTCCATTCTTCAGCTGACATTGTTTTTAGTACTTCAGCCAATTCAGTTTCTTCTCTTGCTTGAGAAATAAGTGGACCATAATATTCACCCCACTTTTTACCTTCAGGTGAAACCCCATGTTCAGCAAAATGACGATTCATAATTGGTAATGTAAGAAGGAATGATTCAATCATTGTATATTCCATTCTATTACCATACTCATCTGGATTAGATAGTTTATATCCACACCAAGAAGCTTTTGAAGTACCAAGAGAGTTCATACCAAACTCGTATTGATAACTATCATAAGAATTAATTACACCATCTTTTGCTTTTTCCTTATCGGATAATTTGTACGTTCCATCCTTGGCTAGAGTATGTTGATAAATTCTTGGTCTAAAGGCTGGCGTATATGGCGCAGGATTTACAGCCAAGTCTTCATCATACATACTCACTGATGAAATAGAGTTTTCACAACCAATGATTGACAACTTCCAATCTTCCATGTGAGGTTGTATTCTACAAATCATAGCAGGATCTTTTAAAGGGGACATCCTACCAAGATATAATAAATGGTCGTCTCTTTCATCAAAGGACCGGTTGAACTTATCATAATCTTGTGGTACAATCCAAATAGGATTTTCAATTAATCTATTTGATAAACCTGGATCAAAATTAGTATAAGCTTCTTTACTATAACCATCAAGACTTTGAATAACTGCGACATCAGCGTGTGCAAAGATTTCACAAGCTTGTGGTATAGCATTAATATTTGTTTTTGCGATAGAATGATCGTGAATTACTTTGATTGGATTATCAATCTTTTCTAAAAACTTTCGATATCTATCAGCGTAAATTGATTGTTTGCGTGTTGGATGAGAATGGAAAATAGCAATATCACATGAGTTGATTTCATTAATAATAGAAGAATCAACTTCATCATCTTTTTTGTTAACCTTTAGTACTTCACCAATCCAATTAGCATGTTTTGCTCTACCAAATGATTGGCCATTGTCAAAGTCAAGAATGACAGTATCATGTCCTTGTTTTCTTAACCAGTCTTCATATATCAAAGCACCTCTAGTTACTCCGCAACCATCGATGCCTTTTCCAAAAATAAAAGAAATTTTCATAATATGTATATTATATCACACTTTTTAAATAATGTAAATAGTAGAGAACAAGTTTTTTATTAAAAACATCAGCCCTACCCCGTTTAATAGTACTAAAGCTCTATCTTTCCATAAAATAGAAACCCATAACCATAATGAAATACCAATGATGGATAATGTTAAATCCCACATGATCATTTCATCGATGCCTCTTAAAGACATTGCTAGTAATACAAAAATAGATGCTACCCATTTTACGTACCAGTCTAAAGTTTGTTTTGGAGTTGTAAACTCAGTCATCTTTTTTAGCTCTTTTTTTAATTTCATTAATTGCACTTTCTTCCTTGGTTGTGGCACAGTCATCAACTGCACTTGGTTTATCTTTCTTACCAAAGATAGCATCCCAGTTATCTTGGTATTTTTTGGTGTCGGTAGGTCTTTGTTTACTACCTTTTCCACCATGCCAGTTACTCATTTATTTACCTATCCATTTACTATAAAATAAATCTGCTAATTGATAATCCATTTTTTCTAATAGTTTATCAAATAGAGCATGAGCTTTAGTGTTAATTGCTATAACATCAACGTCTAGCTCTTTCATTTTTTCTTCACAATACTTTATAAGTTTTGGTCCTGTTCCACCTGCCCTATGTTCAGGCTTTACGTATATAACATCGCACAATGCAAACTTATTTGAATTATAATGCATGTGATTATATATTTGTAAAACAAAATATCCTACCAATTCTTCGTTTTTTCTAGCTGTGTATATTTTAATTAAACCAGCTTCATTAGCAGAAATGTATTGTTCATGGTTTGGATCAAGAGGAATTTTGTCCTGATATAAAGCGATTGCTTTCCAATGTTCATATAACAAAGGTGCCATCTCTTCTTTAATATCAATATACTTTTCTTCTTGAAATACTACGTTTACCATTTTTTCTCCTATTTGGTACCTGAGGCCGGACTTGAACCGGCATGACCTTTACGATCGAGGGATTTTAAGTCCCTTGTGTCTACCAATTCCACCACTCAGGCTATGACATCAAAATCTATTTTTCTGTCTCTTTTTAAAATTACTTGACCTGTACTTTCATCTCGTGTAATAAAGAAGGTGTCTCCCATTTCTAAATCTAGCATTCGTAAAGTAACTTCTTTATCGAATATAATAGTGCCATCTTCTTCTACTATAAAATCATATCCACAAAATCTCATACTAGTCTCCTTTTTTGGCGCGCCCGGCAGGATTCGAACCTGCGACCCACGGCTTAGAAGGCCGTTGCTCTATCCAGCTGAGCTACGGGCGCAAATTCTTAAAATCTGTCTTTTATATCTTTATCCATTTGAGCATATTCATCGTAATAGTAATCTAATTTTCTATCTTTAATCATAGACTCAAATGTTTCCCATAACCGCTCAAAGCGCATTTCATAGAGCTCTTTCATTCCAATTAAAATATTAGCTATTTTATCAGCTAACTCTGGTGGCATATCTTTAAACTTTGGACTATCAAGTACTCGTTCTAATACCATGTCTAAATCCTCAGTTACATTCCAACATTTCATAATGTCGTCTTCTAAATCAAATCGATCTTTACCTTCTTTCATGTTATGATATGAAGTCATAAATGACTCCAGCCTCCTCGAACATTGCTTTAGTTAATTCGGTAGATTCAATCCATCTTTCAGGCATTGAATTATCTATCGCCTTTGTTACCACTCTTTTTACACCAACTTGAATAATACCTTTAGCACATTCTGAACAAACTGGCAAACCCCAGATGTACATGGTGGAACCATCTAGTGATGTTCCATTATAGGTAGCATTATATATACAATTCATTTCAGCATGAACTACATACCGATACTTAGTTGTTTTGTCTTTGTATCTGCCTGGATTGTCTTTAATACCACGTGGAAAGCCATTGTATCCTTGAGCCAACACTTGGCCCTTTTCTCCAACAGCAATAGCACCAACTTTACGTGATGGATCTTTTGACCATAACGCAATATGTTGAGCAAGATTTAAGTAGCGTTTATCCCACTTATAATTAAACTTTTTGAGAATCATTATTTCACCAAATCGAAATGTCTTTCGTATACATGTAAGTTTTGAACTTGCCAATATATTTCGCCGTCATCGACTCCAAGTTCATCAGCCAATGCGCAAAGAACATATTCTTGCCATGCAAAATCATTACGATAACCAAAGATAACATCATTGGAACGCATTTGTACAACACAATGTAATTCATTATCACGAATATAATATGTTACAGAATTAGTACAAATAAAATCATTCTTACATTGATCATTGTATTCAAGCCAAATTGAAGGGCGTTGATATACCATTGATGCTCTACGAGAATCTTTATTTTTACGTAACTCATTTACAACTTGATCAAATTGATTATGGTACTTATCACTAAAAATAAGATGACCATAATTAGAATTAATTTCACCATGACGATTGGCCGTCATTTGCCATGCCTTTGGTGGATCTTTGTCAATGTAAATATCATTAATATTTGTTGATTGAGATTCATACCATGCCAATTCAGCATCAATATAATCTTGATTAGGTTTACCAAAGATTGCTGGTTCAGTTGCATGAAAAGATGCACCAAGCAATTCAATGGTTTTACCACCATTACGATCAACAGTAAAATTTTTGTTTAGTAATTCATTACGAAAATGGTTTCTTACATCACATATATTCATTTGCCATACCTATCATCTACTTCTGGGTGTTCAATTGAGTGCATCATGAGAATCATGATTTGCGTGGCAGCATGAGCTAGGTGGCTTTTACCAGATTCGGGATCAACATCTTCGCCACTATGCCACGCATTAAGATGTCTTTGAATAGATGAATATGTCCGAATCCAGCTTGTTTTATCACCATCATCACGCCAATTGTTCATACCATACTTTTTAGCACCAAAGCCAAAAACTTCTGATATTTCAATAAGAGCTTCAGGTGGAATTAAACCAAGAGGTGGTTTTTTATCGTCAAATTTTGCCATTACAGTACCTTTCCAATAATATAGCTATATTATAACACAAATTAAGCGACTTGTAAACGGTTTTTATCAAGTAATTTATAACTTCTCATTTTAGTTTGAGCAACACGTAGTGCTTCCATAATAGGTAAATACCCATCAGCTTTAAAAGTGAGAACGTCTCCTAATTTATAATTAGTTTCAATATTTTGAGTAAAACTTACAATATGAGTTAATTGACCCATGTTATAAGATTCTTCTAATCTACCTTTATTTGATAGAGAAATGTTGTTTGACCACTTAGGTCTTCTTTTTAAATCGATGAATAACGATTCTGATAATTGAAGATCATGTCTCCAAGTTGCTGGTCTTTTAAATCCACCAGCTTTGTATAATGTAAATTCAAGAGCTAAAGCTTCAACGTTATTTCTATTACTATAAGAACCTTTTCTATACTCTTGCTCTAATGCATTAAGTAACCATTCATCAACAATATATCTATGGTTATTAATTCTATCAATCAATTCATGAATTTGAGTCATATTTTATACCTTGCTCGTTTAGAGCTATACGATTATTTAAATGGTGTTGTTCAGTTTTATCTTTTGAATCTCCATAATATGGAACGGCGTGATAGTTTTCAATCATCAATTGATTTACTGACATTGAATTATATGAAATAAACAATTCACCAAGGATTCTACCAAACTTACCTTTGTCATGAGATACGAGTGTTACTTTTTTATCTTTTAAAAGTGATTCTAAAAACTTTTTAGATTGTTTACCATAAAACTTTTCTTCAAGATCGCGTGTTCTAGATTCTGGAGTATCAATACCCATCATTCGAACTCGTTGCTTTTTATAAATCATTCCAAAGCCTAAGTCAATATCTACATCAACTGTATCTCCATCTACTACTCGAGTTACGTAAACTTTATAAGTATACATTACGATAGCACCGCCGAAATATGTTCCATATCAACAATCACTGCAGCATTTCCATCAACATCAACTGGCATTGATTTGTCCCATCTCAAAAAGATTTGATCGCCTTGTTTTAGATGAGTTGCTTCAGGTCCTACAGCTAAAACTAATCCTGGTTTTGCTCCTTTACTTACATCACCAGATAAAATAATACCACCGGCTGATGTATTTTCTTTTTGTACTTCGGTTACAAGCACATTGGTTCCAATCATTTTAATCATTTGTTTTGCTCCATAGTATATCACTATATTTTGTTAATTTATCAAACTTGACAAGCTTCCTTTTTTCAAGTTCTTCCTTAGTTACAAATCCGTACTCAACCAGTAAATCAATCATAGCCAAAACATCTCCAGCTTCTTTTTTGATTTCTTCGGTATTTCCAAATCTTAAATATTTACTACATGCTTGAGTAAGTTCTCCACATTCTTCCATTGTAACGCAAAGCACTTGTTGATAACTTCTCAATGTATGTTTCATAATTTACCTCATTTTGAAAGCCTTCCATGGCTCTTAAAATTTTTCCACCTAGTTTTTTTATTTAGAAGCTTTTTCTACACCTGATGCTTTTTTAGCAACTTGTTTGGTGTACGATACGCCTCTGTACGTTAGTTCTACAGTCATCGTAATTCTCCTATTCTGGATTATACGATTCTTTTAACGCATGAACCAATGCGAGTCTCTAAAGCGGACTATACTATAATTATTTATATATTATTTCTAAATACAAATTCAATAGCTCGTTCGGCTTCTTTTATCATATCACGTTTACCATACCAACTACCTGTTTCGTTATCAAGGTCAGAGCATATCCAAGCAATTTCTTTTGCTGATATTGGATAACCTCTTTGCATTGCATTACCGGCTGTTGATACCATAATTTTGTACATTTGTAAGTACCAACCAGAACCAGTAATTTGTTTGTATTCTTCTATTTGTTTTTGATTTACAAAAGGGCAGTCTCTATATCCTGTCCACGTAAAGTTAGTATTTTGTAGTTGACCTTTTCTGTGTTCGATGAGTCCTTGCTTGATGGCATCTGGAAGCCTATCGAAAAATGATTCAGATTGTACGACGTATCTGTGTTGCTCCATGAGCTTGGTGGGATCCATAACAAATCCGTCGTGGGTAAAGATGAAGTTATAGGCTCCTTTGTATTTTGATGGAACGTAATACATCCTGCTGAGATCTTTGGTTTGAGCATCTGCAATGTCTCCTATTTCTTTATTTAAAGCATACCAAAAATGTTTGATTTTATCTACTGGAACATGTTCAGTTAATGGAAATACCAATCTAAACTTTGGATGTTCTTTAGTAGAACTTGCTGTTGAATAACAAACGTATTTGTATTTAGAATATTTTTCATGAATATCATCAATTGAACCTTCATAATCATCAACATCAACAATGCCGAAACCACCCCAGCCTGTAACATTACTATTTGCTCGGGTGGTTCCGGTCTTATATGTAGCTGGTGAAATCAATGGAGCATCAGTTTTCTTTTGATACTTATTGCCACCTGCTAACTTGTATAATACTTTTTCAAAATCTTCAAACGAATCATAATCCATTCGCTTTTCAGTTTTGTTATCGTATATACTGTCAAATATCGTTAAGGATACCATGATTTCCACTATGTGATGGATTAACCCAACCTTCAGGTTTTACCAAATCAGGCAAACCTAGAGGATTAGGTCTTTCCTCTTTTACTCCAACCTCTTTAGCCATATTAGCTTTATGGACTTCATCCCAAGCTTTATATGGATCAACACCAAAGGCATCAAGAGTTCCAATTGCAACAACGCATAAGTCAATTAGACCATCAACGATTTCTTCAGCATCCTTTTCACCTGCTGCTTTAAAAGTTTCTTTAAACTCTTCTTCAACAAATGCAATACGGAAATGAAGTAGTTGTTCCAATTTATCTGGATTATTTTTTACCCATTCATGCACGCCATACTTTTTGTGCATATCATTAATATCTTTTACCCAATCTTTGCTCATGTGATTATACCTTGAGGTTGTGTAAGCTGAATTGAACTAGTTGCTGATCTATGTTGTTCAACTAAATCATCCATTGGATCAACAATAAAAACAACAAATTGCTTTGAAATAGTCAATCCATCTTCAGCTTTGGTATATGGCATAAATGGCATAAAGCCAAGTTTACCTTCGCCTGCTGGAATTAGTACAATTGGTTTATCAAATTGAACGACTGAGTCGTCTTCCTTGGTAACATTTGCGATTACTTCTTCGCCTGATGTTAACCTAATCAGTTTTGTGGACATGTCCACCTCCTATGTAGTTAATTATATTACACACTATCGTAGCCGGTAATATTAGTTATATTATAACACAGTTTTCTGCATTTGTAAACTGTTTTTTTAAAAAAATTCATCCAATGTTGCCACTTCTTTAGAGTTCCAACCAATGGCTGAAAGTATAGGTTCAATTACGTCCAAGAACGTTTTGTTAAATTGAACGTCATAGTCAATATAACGATGAAGGCCAAACTCCTCCGGCAAATAATCCAAGAAAGATATTACATTTTCCTTGATTTTATTTGGCGTACGAAGATAAATGAATTTGATCTTTTCGCCATTTTGAATTTTGTTGTACTGCTTTTGTAAAGACAAATCAGTAATCATTTTGTTGTATAAGATACTACCACGAGCATGGATCGGTGTACCTTTTCGATAAATTGTTTGCTTATCCATAAACTGCGTTAAATTAGTTATACCACGTGGAAAAGCAATTTGATCTGGTGGTAATGTTTTAAAGTGGGTCCTAAACAATTCAATATCGCGTTGAACTTCCGATTCAGATCCAGTCATAATAGTAGTAAACATTTGTTTCAATGCCTCACGACATGGAGCTGGAGTAGAAGATTTGATAGCTTCAATACCCATAATTTTAAGTTTAGGTTTTGCATAACGTACACCTTCATTATCATGTACGTTGAGGATATACCTTTTCTTGGCTGTCCATATTCCACGATCAGCAATAGCTTCACGTTTCATTACCATGCGATTATCAATACCACCAAGCATATCAAACAATTGATCGTATGCTTTAGCCAGTACTGGTTCTAGCTTTTCGTTACATACAGTGTCAAGAAACTCCAAAGGATTTTTGGGATTCACTGCTTTGATAAGATCATCAAGGGTAACATAAACCGAATCAGTATCAATGGCCAAGACATAATCTTTGTTTGTTTTTAGAACTTTGTTGAGGTAATCATTAATAGCATTTTCAGCCCAGCGAATTGTTAGCTGACCAGTTAGTGTAATACCTTCAGCAATACGTTGATCAAAGAACCTAAAGTACTTATTACCAAGAGCACCATAAAGACTGTTGAGTAGAATCTTAATAGACATTTGCTGGTTTTCAGCAATGGCAATATCCCGTTGGATTCGATACAATTCCTGTTTATCGGTTTTGTCAACTTTTTCCAATTCACGTTGTGAACTAAGCATTTGCTTTTTAATAACAACACGTTCGCTGTACATTTCATCAATGATTTGTGGTAATATACCTTGACGATCTGTACGGAAATATTGTCCAGAAGCTGCGACACATTTGTTATCAGTATCAACTTGGACTTTGTTTAAGCATTTATCAACATCCAAATTAAGAACTTGACCAGACATGATTGTTTCTGGAGACATGTTGTATTGCATAATAATTGATGGATATAGAGAGTTCAAATCAAATGATACTACCCAGTTGTGTAATCCAACATGTGGATCTTTTACATAACCACCTGGGTATGGCGATTTAAACTTTTCTTCGCCAAATGGAACAATCACATTGTTAGCATATAGATTACGATAAATGATTGCATCCCAAATAGCTGTGGTTCCCATTACATCACCATAGTTAACGCCACCACGATAAGCCATAGTAAGTGCCAATGTAATCAAACCCATTTTGTCTTCAATACGATCAACCAAGTCCACGTCTTTGATATTATAGTCAATAAACTTTTGGTGATCATATTTGTAAAGAGTATGTAGGTTACCAAACTCTTCATACGAAAGCTTGTTTTCACCTAGAACAACATGCGCAATATGATCTAGTTTATATGATTCTTGTGGACCATAAGAGTAACCAAACTTTTTAAATAAGTCAAGATAATCCATTTGAGCAATACCTTGAATTTCAAAAGCGCATTGTTTACGTTGCATTGTTGTTACATCCCTGCGATCAATTAATCCCCAGGGTGATAATCGTTTGGCAACTTCTTCACCATGAAGACGCAGTATACGATTAATAAGATATGGAATATCAAAGAATCTTGAGTTCCAACCAGTCACAACATCTGGACATTGTGATGGTAAAGCCCAATGAGCTACAAACTTAAGTAGCAATTCAGATTCACTTGCGCATTCTTCATAGACAACACGATTTTCCTGCATAATACTATTTTCAACATCGTAAGGTTGTAAACCCCAGACATAGTATGTATTGTCAATATTGTTTTTCATACAAATGGCAGTTACTTCATGTGCTGCCTCTTCAGGTTCTGGGAAACCAGAATCCGATTGTACCTCAATATCAATTGAAGTAACATTAATTAAATTACGATCAAATTTAATATTTCCAGGAAACTCTTCATTGATGAAGGCTGGAATGTGTTTGTTGTTTCCATATATGTGACGACCAACAACTTGTTGATTTGTTTGTAGCCATTCTTTAGCATCACGCATGGAATCAAATTTAATTGGTGCAACCTTAGTACCATCAAGGGCAATCCAATTAGATGACTTTGGTGTATTAACAAAATACGTTGGTTGGTATTTTATTTTCTTTTGGACTTTTTTACCGTTGTCATAACCACGATAAAGAAGGTTGTTGCCAAATCTAGAAACTGATGTGTAAAAATTCATAGTGTAAACATATCCAAATAATAAGGTTATATTATATCACATTTTAAACGTAATGTAAACGGTAGATGGGAGGGAATTTCACCCTCCCGCTTTTTAGATCAAGAGACTTGGATAGGCAGCAATCACAATTGTTACAGGGGCCAGCATTAATGCCGTTCCCATAATTAAAATTGCTTCGAATCCGTGTCTAATTTCATGCTTATTTTTACGTATATAACCCATGATTAACTCCAGTAAATTGATTATTACAACCTACTGGGTTTTCGCTGTCAAAACTATCCTAGAATAGTCTTTTTCTTTGATGCCCCAGTAGACCCGATTTCGATCTTCCTAGGACGCCTTTCTTCTGGAACTTCAACCCTGGCATTTACCACGAGTATACCATTCACAAGATCGGCACCATCTATTACGACAAATTCTGAGAGGCGGAAGCTCTTCTCAAATTTGCGGGATGAGATACCTTTGTGCGCGTATTCACGTTCATCATCTGCTTGATGTTCTCCTTTAACTAAAAGAATGCCATCTTTTACCTCGATTGAAATATCATCTTGGCAAAAACCCGCAACTGCTAGTTCGATAATAAAATTTTCATCATCGACTTTTACTACGTTATGGGGCGGATAGTTATCTTGAGCTCTACCGGCTGAATGTATCCTTTCAAGCTCGTTTAGTATTGGTTCAAAACCAATGAATAGTGAACGTGGGACGTTCATAGTACTTCTTACCATTTTAGTTTCCTCCTATATATAGCAAGGTTAATATTGCACCCGACCATCGGCATGCAAATATATTTATACCAGCAAACTTGCCAGTTTAAATATTCTTTAGTAGGCGATTCCAAATTTTATGGATTCTACCTGATTTCATTAATTTGTGTAACTTCTTTAGTATATTCATATTATAAGTATTTTATAAATCTAATTGGATAATTTACTAATCCACTTGTATCTGCAATGTAATCTTCTGGAAAGTCTGGCAAGTCAACATAGTCTGGCTTTGTGGTACATCCTTTACCTTGACTTAAAAATTCATCATAAGCTTCTGCCAATCTATCCATCCATAGCACCGCACCCCAATCTTCATCTCTTCTGTTTGCGTAATCAACAATTCCTTCTAATCTTTGATCGTAAACATAAGTTGGATACGTTTCATGTAAATGCCTTAAATCAATTCTTCCTCTAGACCAAGCAAATTTTAAATTACAATATTGCATAGTATCTTCGCCAACTAATAATTCAGGATCCATTCTAAATTCTGAAGTACAAGCTTTTTTAGAATAAAAAGTAATTCTTAAATGCGGTTCCCAATTATTTATGTAATTATAAGCAAATGAATATATTCTAGTATGCGCTGCATTTAATCGTCTTGAATATTCATCGTTTGGTAAATAAGGAATATATGTACCTTCTAATGTTTTTTCCCACCAGTTTTTTGTATGTAAAAATGTTCTATATGCAAAAGCTGGAATATAAGCAGGATTAAATGTAGCCTGAGTTTTGGATTCAGGCATTGACCATTCCGCCGCAGCCAAAACTCCTATTTGATATTCTAAAGCAATAACATCTGGCGGTGATTCGCTTTGTGCTATTTTATCATATAACCAAATACCATGAGGAGTAATCCAATCATCACCATCAACCAATACCATATAATCATTATCTGAATCTTGAAAAATATCAAATACTGAATTTTTTCCAGTTGATGGAGTACCATCACTTTCAGTGACATAGTACTCGACACCTTCTGCTTGACACCAAGCAACTGCTTCATTTTTATAAGCTACTCTTTCTTCTGTGTCTAATAGGGTATTGATGACTATTACCAAATCTTCCTTTGGTATAGTATCTAAGTGCCTTTTGGTCGTGTGCATATTTCTAGAGCACAACGCATAGTACTTTAGTTTAGCCATAGTTTACCCAATTGGTTTTACAGGCCAAATAATATCTCTAGGATATCCTTCTTGCTCTGTTATGTCTCTTAATTGCTGTCTATATTCTCTATATTGTACTGACATAGTTCTATCAGTTAGGCCTTCAATATCAGTTTCTTCAAGTAGCCTAGCTCTTTTAGCTCTAACTCTTAAATTTATTTCATGATCTGACAATGGAACAATATTAAATGATCTAGTTCTATTTTCATCAGTTTCACTCCACACTTCTTCTAATTTTTCAAAGTTTGGATTATAATCAGGAAAATCTGTTAGTACCAATGGTTTTAAAGATCCATTCCAACTTGCTGGAACATATGCTTCGGATGCCACATCTTGTTGATAAAAAGCATAAGCTTCTGGTTGAGCATGCTTTACTAATTCTAAAATTAAACTATCACTGATTTCTAAATCTTCCGAATAGTGTCTTTGAGTTACATATGCTCTTCTGCCTTCAGCAGTAAATCTCATTGTAACACATTTTTCTGTAGTATCAATTGAAATTATTTGATAATCATTATACATTTTTTTCTCCCAAATTTATACAATTATTTTAATTGCAAAATAACCATTGCTATTATAGGTATTGGTGCTAGAGTTCCATTGACCAGAACTAAGACCTGTTCTCATCATAGATGCAATTTTTCCAACGTCTGAAGTTGAATTATAGTTGGTCCATGCATATCTCCAACCATAAGCATAAATCCCATTATGCTGAGTACCAGATACTTGAGAAAACGAATCTGCATCAGATCGATTAAGTTCTAAATCATAATTCACGATGGTGGTGTCACTCGTAACATCTCCATATCTCCATGGTTTATCATTAAATCTAAATTTTATTTTAGACCAACCATTATTTCCACTGCCACGTTTAAAAATATTAACTGCACCAGTAGTACCTGTTGATGAGTCGACAGTACCTTCAAAGACTATACCGGTTAGTTGTTGACCTGTACTAAAATATAAATTTCTACTTATACTTCCAAATGAACCTACTGAGGCTCCAGATTCTCCACCAGTAATAGTAAAACCATGCCCTTTATAAGTTCCATAACCAGCTCTATTGATTTCATCATCGTTATTTTGAGGCCTCATTGTTATGTTTGCGCTTTTTACACTAGCAGAATAAAAGTCAGTCATATGTATTTGTTCAAAACTAATTCTTTGGGGTCTAGCTAACCATGGATCAATATATCTTAAGTCATCAAAATCCACACCCTGACTAGTGCCTAAATTAAACTCACTAACTACATCAGATATACTAACTTGTCCACTGGATGTAATAGCCAAAACTTACTCCTTATTACTATTGCCTATATTATACTTAGGGCATAAGTCCCAATTAGCTTTTTCTTTATATGGTATTACTTTAATTTGTCTCAATGGAGCAATATCTTTAGCTTGCTCAGCATTAACAAAAGTAATTAATCCCCAATCTGCTAATAACGTAGCAATTGTATTTCTACGTTGAATATCATTTAACAATAAGTTAGATGGTTTTCCATCTAATAAAAATAACTCTTTAAAGTGCACAATAAAATATCTGCCTTGTTTATGTAATATATGACAAGACTGATATAGTTTTGAATCTTTCCTTGAAGCCACTCCAATACGAGTTAGGGTTTCCCTGATTTTTAAAAAGTCATCAGGTTCATTTAGTGTGATCTCCAGCATGGAAGCTGGTGACCAAGAGATTTCTACATTATTTTCGTTTTCCACCTTTATAAATCCTTGTTTTTATAATTTCAATTTGTTCATCATTAAATAATGGTAAAACGGATTTAGCTTTTTCATTGCTATAACCATAATATTCTTTAATGACATCTATATTTTCTAACTCACTGGCCTTAGCCCATTTAGAAAACCTTTTCTTCTTTCTGATTATATTTATAAAAAAATCGAATTGAAGACGATTGTCAAGATGATGATTTAAATTCATTTCATTAGCAAATAGAACTGTATCTGGAAAATAAGACAGTCCTCGATTAACCATGAATGGAGTGTATGCTTTTTCAGCTACATCATCCACCATGATGTCCTTTTTAGTTGTGTTGATTGCGTTTAGGTATTCAAATGGGTTCATTTAAATTGAACCCCAGCCATAACTTCAGTTAAACAAGCAACAGTGTTTAATTCATGATCAGCAACAAAAGAGTTTTTATATTGGTAATCAGCCAAGATTAATACCAATTGTGGTATACTTGACGGTTCAATATAATCAGACATGTTATCATATATCTTACGATAAATTGCAGCTGGTTCAGAATCAATATTATTAGCAACCCATTGACGCATTGCTTTGAAGTTTTTTTCCTTTAGATGAATCATCAAATCATTTAAGGAAACTTCAGATAAAGATACCAGAATACCAGTATCAATTACGCCACTACTTGAATATCGTTGTAATTCATTTAGAACTTTACGCCAATCAGGCATGTGCTTCATAATTAATTCAGCAACTACCTTTTTGTCATAGGTGATATTTTCATTTTCCAATATATCACCAACCCTATTAAGGAATTGACCACATAGAGTGGCTGAATCTTTTTTAGATACATTAAATTCAATTGTTGTACAACGAGAATGTAGTGGATCAATAATTCGGTTTTTAAAATTACAGGTTAGAATAAACCTACAATTAGATGAAAATTCTTCAATAAATCCACGAAGTGCTGGTTGAGTTGATTGCGCATTAAGGTAATCCGCTTCATCAAGTATGACTACCTTATAGCCACCTTGTAGTGATACTGATGAAGCGAATTGTTTAATTTTATTACGCAAAGTGTCAATGCCAGATTCTTCAGATCCATTGATAAGTAAGTAGTCCAATTCAAGTTCGTTACATAAAGCTTTAGCAACAGTAGTTTTACCTAGCCCGGCTGAACCGGTAAGAAGCATATTGTGTAGGTCACCTCCTTTGACAATATCTTCAAATGTGGATTTAATGTGTTTTGGTAAAATACAATCCTTGATTTTTTGTGGACGATACTTTTCAACCCATAGAAATTCTGTCATTATAGTACCTCCCAACCAAGAACTGTTGATACACGAAATGACCTCCATGCATCTTTGTCAAGAGACCAAACTGCAATATGATCAGTATCAGGGTTGACACTTTCAATTACCGTTTCGATTCCATTGGCTTTTAAAACAGTTGGGTTGAGAGTACAAGGCATGACTCGAATTTCATCTGAGTCAATCTTTTGAAATGTTACAGTTACTGTACCTTTTTTGAGTGCTTCGATTAAGCGTGCGTTTTCAGTGCGATCCATAATATATCCTTCATAATAAAATTAAAAGTGCGCAGGGGAGCTACCCCTGCATTAAGCTAATTAGATTAAGCTGCGTCTTCGTCAGCTTCATCGGCAGGAAGATCATCCCCAGCAGGTACTTCACCTTCTGGTACTTCCTCACCTTGTGCTGGTGCTGCCGCTTGTAGGAATGCTACAACACGATTTCTTACAGCGCCAACTGCTTCCAATTCACCACCTTCGAAAGCACCACGCTTAGAGCAAATATCGATAATTTGCGCTACAGTAGCAATATCTTGTAGTGAAAGGCTTGGAGCGGCTTGCTCCTCTGGTGCAGCTTCAGTTGCTGCAGTTACTTCTTCAGTCATTTTTCTTCTCCTTTGCAAAGTAGACTAATTGATGGAAACCCGACCATCGGCATTTCCAATATTATCCTCATAGTATTATGAGAATTTTTTCTGTGCATAGTTATTTATACACCGAAACTTGACGATTTCTCCAAAGCGATATAATAATCCAAAGGATTATCAGCATTTCTCCAATTAGAAATAAGCTTTGATGAGATCGAAACTTTGTAGTCGCCTTGTAGCATTTTTAAATTAGAAATACTAAAGACGTAATTAAACGTTGACGATGATGAGACACCCAGATCAATATCAAACGTGTTAGCAGTTGAATCCTTTTCATCGAATACTGATGCCACGATTTGATCACCATCACATGCAAATTTCAATTCCGAATGACCAAGAACAGCAGCTGCTTTTCGAATTTTATCCAATGTATCGGATGTGATATCAAAAACAACTTCGCATTCAGGCATATTAATATCTTTGCTTGGTTGTGTTAGAATATCAATTTCAGAATAGAAATATTTAATCTTTTGAGATCCATCAGACATTAACAAATAGTGATCTGTAAATGTAAGATCAGGATCATTCATAAGATTGTAAAGAGATAGAAACTCGTTAAGGTCATATACACCAAATTCGCCAGGGAAGTCTTCCAAAATAGAAGCTTTTGCCATAATCGTTTTAGCTTCAGAAATAGTTTTGAGTTCTTTTCCTGGTTTAAATACTAAGTTGGAATTAATTCCAGCAAAGTTTTTGAGTATACTAATAGTTTCACTTGAGATTTTCATAATTATTTTCCTTTATTTAGACGATCATGCTCATTTAAGGCGAGCAATGCATAATGTAGTACCTTCATCAAATCCTTACGATGATCTTCTACGGTTCCTTTCTTACCATACCTAGCATTATATTTATCAACGTTGCCTAGGAAGAATCCTAATCCATGGCCACGATCAACAATTACTTCAGAGGATTGGAATCCTCCTTGGCAATAGTGCGCTCCGTATGTAGAATCGATATACGATTGGAACTCTTTGATAAGAGTTCCCTCGTTAAACTTGTAATTAATAGCTGGTTTCTTCATTTGACTCCTCTGGTAATTCAGTCATTTCAATCTCTACACCAGCATCAACTTTTGAGTAGAGATCCAAGAATGCTGATTTTGTATCTTCATCAAACCTTGCGATACAAAGATCAATTGCTTTAGATCTGTTTTTAAAGATCGAAAAGGTTTGAGCAATATGACATAGCCTACGTGTTGAAATAACTTCATCAACGCCATCATCATAAAATGTTTTCCTAATAATGTCAGCCCATGTAACTAGCTTTTCAACAAAGTCGCTATCTTCAACACCAAACTTAGACATGTGGTTATTAAGAATTTTAGTTTCAATCGAAGGTGATGGAAACTTTTGATCAATCGCAATGGTAAACCTTTCAAGGAAAGCTTCATCAATAATTGAAGCAGCTGTAAACCTACCATCTTCAGAACCTTTACCTTTGGTATTGGCTGTTGCTATAACATTGAAGCCAGCCGCAGGAGTAATTGTTTCACCCGTCTTTTTAACCACAACAGGCTTGCCTTCCAATATACCTTGAAGGCACATAATTTTATTTGTAGCTCTATCGATTTCATCGAGCAATAAAACCGCACCGTTCTCCATTGCTTTGAGAACCGGTCCTTTAGCAAAGACAGTTTCTCCATTGATAAGCCTGAAACCTCCAAGCAAATCATCTTCATCTGTTTCTGGATTGATTTGAACACGTATAAACTCCCTATTTAGTTTAGAACATGCCTGTTCAACCATGAATGTTTTACCATTACCTGATAAACCAGAAATGTAAACTGGATAGAACATTTTGGATTTTACAACTTTAACGATATCGTGGAATGCACCCCAGGGAACAAACGTAGGATCAGCTTTAGCAAAAGTTTTTTCCTCGTTTACGATTGATTGCATTTTAGCAACTGGAGTAATATTCACAACGTTGTTATCCACAGGTTGTAACAAAGCACTTAGATCATAAGTACCAATTTTGACTCTGTTTTCAGCTGTAAGTAGCGGGACAAAGTCTTTGCCGGTGTACCCCATTTCCTTTGCGGTACTTTCAATAATATTTTTACGAAACTCCTTTTGATCTGGATACTTAGTAGCCAGTTCCTTAAGGATGTTTTGGGTTGATATTTTCAAGTCTTTCATAATGTAGTTCCTTATCATTTAATATAGGTATATTATACCATAGTTTGAACTGTTTGTAAACGGTTTTTTTCACTTTTTTTCACTTTTTTTCACTTTTTTTACGCTACCGCTCTACCAAATGTAGTCATAAGTACTTTATTTTGCTTTTTGCTTTTTGAGTACTTTTTAAATGCATTGGCCATTTGACCTTTAGTTTGATCAGAGGTTACTCCAAACTCATCATCTTCAGCTGATAATGATTTACCGCCTTTGATGAGATAAAACTCATTGTAACCTAATGTGTCATTCATAATAAAGCATTTGTTTTTTCTGTATGATTTGTTAGCATCGGCCTTTAGAGTTTCCCAACCAAGATCGCTATCCCACGCAATTTGGCCAAGCTTTGAGTTCCAATGACGATTATTATCTGCCATGAAAAAGCCAATAGTATTTGTGTTGTATCTTTTAGCAAGGTTTTCAATAAGGCCTGCTGTAATTTTAGTACCAGCGCCATGGGTGATTTTGCATGCCTTACCATCAATCATAAATGTCATACCATTTTTTCTATAACCTTGAATTTTTTTATCTTCTAATTTGCTATCATGGTAAGCATTAGTGTTATTAGCATCACCATCAGAAAAAACCACAAAATTCATTTTTTCAACTTGGTGCTTAATTTTAAATTCTTTAACTAGGTGATGTGATACAATCAACGCTTGATTCAAAGGAGTTGAGCCATACTCTTCGTCCCTAGCCAAAATAGATTGAGTTGTATAATAATCACCTTTTGATCTTAGGTACATATGTTTGATAGAATCATCAAAATCTTTTTTGCTTAGCTTTGAAGAACAAATCAATGGCATTGCCAAGTTATCCATTTCAAGATCACCATCATGGATTAAACCAGATTCTCTTAATTCGTGCCAATGTAATTTTTGATTTGTTGAAGTAAAAGCATAAACATCAAACGGGATATTTATTTGCTTACAAAATATTACCAAGTGAATCAGCTGATCAAGTACATATTCCAATGAATCACACATTGAACCAGAATAATCAACTAACATGATCATACCATGGTTTTTAGAATTATGTAACCTAGTGGTTTGTAAGAAAATGTCATCATTAGTTTTGTAAGCATGTAGTTTATTTACATCAATGATACCAGTTCTAGCTGTTTGAGCCTTTGCCCATCTTTCAGCAGCCTTTCTCATTTCAAATTCTTTAACTGCTAATTGAACACCTCTTTTCACGCCTTTGATATATGATGGCCATTCAGTTTCAAGTCTTTGTACACAACTTTTAACGTATTCGGCATCACCATACAAATCATTGGTTTTCTTTCTTTGATCCTTTAGATCAGAGTATGATATAACAGCCTTTTTAACAATTTCTTTGGAGACATCATTTATAACAAGTGGATGTGAAGTACCACCCCAATCATTTTCAACAGCATCAAACATTTCTCTTTCAGCTTTTCTAAAAGCATTGTCAGTAATTGATTCATCATGCTCAGGTTCAAGTACTGTCACATTTGATTCAGCTTCAACTTCAAATTGAGATTCAGATTCATCGTTACTTTCTGTTTCTTGAGGCTCTGGTTCTTCACCAAGTAATTCTTTCCACTCATCTTCAGTCAATGGAGTATTTTCTACATCTTGTTCCTGACCATTATCGTCATTTTGATCTTCATTTGACTCTTCATCTTGTGGAGGTGTTACCTTTTCAGGTTCATTTTCTTTTGTGTAAGCCAAGATGTCTTTAACAAGTTGTAATACTTCTGGAAAGTCTTGGGTAGTATTTGCTCTATCCATAAAGACTTGTTCTTCATCAGTAAATGGAACTTCAATTAGCTGACCAATCTTAGCTTTTAGATTAATTTTGTCGATAAGTTTTAGATTTGCAATATCCATTTCAGCAACATCGCCAAAGAAGTTATCTTCAAATAGCTTTTTGTAACCTCTTGAGAATGGACCAACAAGACCTGGATATCTAGATTTAACTTTACGTTCAATCCTAGCATCTTCAATAACATTAATATAAGAACGTGGACAACCCTCTAGTTTTTCAGGGCTATCATGCCAACCTTCAAATGGTGTTTCCAATGCATGACCAACTTCATGACCAACAAATAGATCATAAACGTCTTTTGGCATGTCCTTCCACATGGGAAGACCAAGAACACGATTCTTAATATCAAACCAAGCCGTATGGTAGTTACCATGGCGAATGGTAAGATTTTCTTTAGCTAGTAATTTTGGAAGTGCTGAGTTATCGTACATAGTAGGTCCTTATCAATATATGTATATTATACCACGCTTCTACACATATGTAAACGGTTTTGGTGAAAATAATTCACTTTTTTTAAACTTTTTTGTTATATGGATAGAACCAGAAGTTATAAGGGCTACTTGATCTTTGAAAAATTCCTCTCTTTAATAAACTCAATTTTTGATCTAAATTTGTTTTCTAGGATATCGCCTTTATGAGATATAATAAAGACATTTGTTCCATCTTCCAATGTATTCAAAATCTTGGTTAGATTATCAATACCATCATGATCCAAAGAGGAATCAAATGTTTCGTCTAGTACTAGCAAATTAGTTGCTGCACTATTTTTCATTTTAGCAATTTGTCTCCATGTAAATAGTAGACTTAAGTCTATTCTTTGCTTTTCACCTTCAGAAAAAGACGCATAGTTAAATGTATCTCTATGTCTTGATCTAATAGTTTCATTAAAGTTTTCATCCAAATGGAACGCAACAAAGAAATCTAAAACTTGTAGGTATTGATTAATAAGTCGATTCATTACTGGCAAATATTGTTTGATGACTTTTGTTTTGATACCAGTATCTTTTAGCATTTCACCAATTACTTCATTATATGTTCTTTCCTCTACATACTCTAGTTTTTTCTCAGTAACTGAATCTTTACTAGTTCTCATGTTTTCTAATTCAGTTTTAGCAGTTTTAACATCACCAGATGATTGTAATAGGTTACCAATCTCTCTTTGAATTTTTTCAATTTCTTTTTGAATCAATAAAATTTTATCGTTATTAGAATTAATATGTCTTTGCCTTTGTAAAAGACCTGACATATTTTCTTTACATTCTTCAAATGCTGAAGTATTTTTACTAACTTGTTGTTTTAATTCTTCCATTCCTTTTTGAACTTCAGCGGCTGACTTTTGTATTGCACTAATTTTTTCTTGCTTAATTTCAGCATCAATAGATTGATCACATGTAGGACATTGATCGTGTTCTTCAAAGAATTTTCCTTGGCCAACTAAATCTTTAATTTTAGATTTAAATTGTAAATGATATGACTTAAGTTGATTTGCTTCTTGATTTAATTCATCTTGTCTTTTAGATTCAACTTCAACTAATGTTGTAAGGTTTTCACCAAGCTCTTTAGATTCATTAAACAATTCTTTTATTTCAAGCTCATATGATTTTACAGACTCTTCCTTAGATTCAATCATATCGTTATTGATAGATTGTAGGTCTTTTATGTACTTCGTCTGCGCATCTATCTTGGTTTTAAATAGCTCTAACGCGTGGTTAATTTCTGTTAACTCGTCTCTGATCTTTGCGTTACGTTCTTTCAGTAACATATTCATCTTTGAGAAGATGTTAATATCCAATAGATCTTCAATAACAGCTCTACGAGACCATGCAGGCAATTGCATAAATGGAATAAATGAACTACTCCCTAATACAACTACTTGGTGAAACGATTTATGATTAAGTTTTAAAATATTTTGCTCTAGGAACTTTTGATAATC